AAATACTAGGATCCTGCCCCGGTCGACCACGCCGCAGCCCGGCCCTTTTAGTTGGGACGCCACCCCATACTGGCGGGAGGTGATCAACTGCATGGACCCCGAAGACCCGACGCGTTTTATCGCGGTCCAAAAGGGCGCACAGATCGCGGCTACGGTCGGCCTGCTAGAAAATGCCGTAGGGTACTATATCGACTATGTAAAAAGCGCCCCCGTGCTGTTCTTCACTGCGGACAAGGAATTGGCCGAACTCCGGGTCGACGACTACATTGTGCCGATGATCAGCGCTTCCGGGCTGTCGCACTTAATCCAATCTAATGACGAAATGCGGGCGGGCAAACAGGGCCTGACCAATAAGCGGATCAGCTGGGCCGGTGGCGGCTACATGCTACCGCTAGGCGCGATCAACGCTAACAAAATGCGATCGCTTTCTGCGCCTATCATTTTGCGAGACGAGATCAGCGGGTGGCCGTTGACCGTAGGCCGAGACGCGGACCCGCTCAAACTGACAGAGACGCGCTCAAACTCATACGAGGCGTCGCGTAAAATTTTAGATCTGAGCACCCCCAACATTGCCGCGACTGACGCGATCAGCAAGCGCTTTAAAATGGGTGACCAGCGATACTACGAAGTGCCGTGCAAGCACTGCGGCGAGTACCAGCGCTTGAAGTTTCGAGGCGTCGGAGAAGGCGGCGTAGTGTATGGCCTGATCTGGGAAATGGACGACCCTTACACGGTCAAGCCCGGGTCGGTGCGCTACGTCTGCAAGCACTGCCAAGGCGAGATGGTGAACGAAGACAAGATCACGATCATGGCTAAGGGCCGCTGGGTGCCGACGGCTAAACCTCGCGTGCCGAACTTCCGCAGCTACCACCTTTCCGCGCTATATGCGCCGTACTTCGCCCGGACGTGGGAAGCCATAGCGATCGCGTGGGTCGAAGCGTGGGACGACGAGGCGAACATTCCGCGCGACGGGGAACTGCTGCAAGTATTCTATAACAATGACCTCGGCGAGCCCTACGAACTCAAAACCGACAAAGTTAAACACTATCAGGTCAGCCCGCACCGCCGGGCCGAGTACCGCATGGGTGGACTACCGGGCGACCACCCAGTCAAGAACGCAGGCGGCCGCGTGGAACTGCTGACAATGACAGTCGACGTGCAGGCCACTTGGCTAGCCGTGTCCGTCTTCGCTTGGGCCCCGAGTGGCGACCATAAGGGCTACGCGGCCTATTTGGTGGACTATTGGCGCATAGACGGTGACTGCGAGAACGCCGACGCGGCAGTCTGGGAAGAGTTGGCCGAGGTTATTGACAACCGCATCTACATAGACGGCGACCGGGAATACCCGATCAGCATGTCACTGATCGACGCCTCATACCTACCCGACACCGTGTATTCGTTTTGTGCTCAATGGGACACGGGCGTTTATCCGCTCCGCGGCCGAGATAAGCCGACGAAGGGCGCACGCTTCCAAGAATTCGAGATCAAAGAGAACGCCACCGGGACGCGCTATGTGTTGGCAACGGTGGACATTTACAAAGACCGCTGGAGCGCCGCGCTAAAACGCGAGTGGAACGGAACAGGCCACATGCCGCGCAATAACTGGTCGGCACCTATTGACCTGCCAGACAAGGCGCTCAAGGAATTGACCGTGGAGTATAAGCGCGAGAAGCGCGACCCACAAAGCGGCAAATTGCTAGGTACCTATTGGCACCGCCCGGGAAATGCGCGGCAGGAGCTTTGGGATCTCCTCATGTACGGGACTTGTGCCTTGGAGGTTGTCGCGCTGGAAATATGCGAACAACGCCTCGGCCTTGAGTACCTAAGCTGGCCGGACTTTTGGGCCGAGGCTGCCGAGGGCTTATACTGGAACAAGGCACCCTAGTGTTGTCAAGTCTTTTAAGCCGTGCCATAATGCTAGATAATAATTAGCGGAGATCTGATCTTGACCTGTAACGACTACCAATATTTAACGGCCCGCATTACTGCCACCGAGGCGGCTATTGCACAGTACGAAGACGCAGAGATCGCGCTGACAACTGGCGGGGTGCAAAGCTACACCCTAGACAGCGGACAAAGCCGTCAAACAGTTACCCGCGTTAACCTTTCAGAATTACGTCGAAGCATTGACAGCTTATACAACCGCCGCGCTACGCTTATTGCTCGCCGTGACGGTTGCGGCGTTGTAACGACGAGGCCAAGCTGGTGAACCAAGTAGAGCTGGAGCAATACGCTAAAACCTACACGCCGGAGCTGATAACCGACGGCGAACTTGCGCCGCGCGCTTCTTCCGGCTACGGTCAAGCGCCAGCGGTACACGCATACCACGACGGGGACAAGTTCTTCGGAGGCTTCGGCCCGACTAAACTCTTTTCGACCGACTACTGGACCTTGCGCAAACGCTCCGAGCAGCTGTTTAGCGAGAACCTGTACGCGCGCGGCTTAATCCGCCGACTGATCACAAACGAGGTTAACACCGGATTGACGCCCGAGGCTTGCCCGGATGAGCTGCTTATCGGCTTGCCGGAAGACAGCCTAAACGACTGGACAGAAGAAGTCGAAAACCGCTTTTTAATATGGGGTAAGAACCCGGAGCAGTGCGACTGGAAGCACCGCGCCACCTTTGGCGCTATCCAACGCGCGGCCCGCATGGAGGCGCTAATTAGCGGCGACGTGCTGGTGGTCTTACGCCAGAACAGACAAACCAACCTGCCGCAAGTTCAGCTGATCAGCGGTGCGAAGGTACAAAGCCCACTAAGCGCACGCACGCGAATAGCTAACGGCCACACCATACGTCACGGCGTAGAGTTGGACGCGCAAGGCCGCACGGCTGCATATTGGGTGAAACAAGACGACGGCACCGACCCGCAGAGAATACCAGCCAAGGGGGCCCGCTCCGGCCGCCGCATGGCTTGGCTAGTCTATGGGACCGAGAAGCGACTGGACGACGTGCGCGGCGAGCCGCTGCTGTCGCTGGTCCTGCAATCCCTTAAAGAAATTGACCGCTACCGCGACAGCGTGCAGCGCAAAGCCGTGATCAATTCGATCCTTGCTATGTTCATCAAGAAGACCGAGGACAAGCAGGGCACCCGACCGATCACCGGCGGAGCTGTTAGACGCGGGCAGGCTACGACCACAGACCTAGACGGCGGCAAGCGAGAATTTAACATCGCAAGCCAAGTGCCGGGGCTGGTGATCGAAGAACTGCAAACCGGGGAAGAGCCGGTACTTAAAGGCGGCGAAGGCACCGACACGAACTTCGGAACCTTTGAAGAGGCGATCATTCAGGCGGTTGCGTGGGCTAACGAAGTGCCGCCGGAGATCTTGCGCTTGGCGTTCTCTAACAACTACAGCGCCAGCCAAGCCGCGATCAATGAATTTAAAATCTATTTGAACAAGGTCTGGGCCGACTGGGGCGAGACCTTCTGCCAACCTGTCTACATTGAGTGGCTGCTAGCCGAGAACCTGAAAGGCCGCATACAAGCGCCGGGGCTTCTCGACGCATGGCGCGATCAACAACGGCAGGACGTGTTCGGCGCGTGGGTCTCTTCTGACTGGTACGGATCAATCAAGCCTAGCACCGACATGAAGAAACAGGCCCAAGGCTCGCAAATTTTGATCAGTGAAGGCTGGTCGAATAACGCCCGAGAGTCCCGCACGTTAACCGGCACCAAGTTCTCCAAGAACATGAAGCGCTTAAAACGTGAAAACCAAATGAAAGCCGACGCGGCGCGACCGCTGGCAGAATTCGAGCAAGAGTTCGGCCAGACAGTACAGGAGGCCGCGGCAGCAATTAGCGAGGCCAACTTCGAGGCACAACTGGACGAGTATTTAGAAGATGATCGAGAAATTAGCACGAGCGTTTAGCAAGCTGCGCGGCGAAGTCTCAGAGCTTAGCCAGCGCATTGACTCGCTACCCGAACCCAAGAACGGCCGCGACGGCGTGAGCCCTAAAGCGGAAGACATAGCCGCGCTAGTGCTCGAACAAATCCCCGCGCCTAAAGACGGCGTGAGCCCTAAAGCGGAAGACATAGCCGCGCTAGTGCTCGAACAGATCCCAGCGCCGAAGGACGGCAAAGACGCCGACGCGCAGGCAATTATTGAAGAAGTGCTGGCCCAAATACCGGCACCGAAAGACGGGAAGGACGCACAACCACCAGCACTGGCAGACGTTGCCGCGCTGGTGTTCGCGCAAATGCCGACCCCGAAAGACGGCCGCGACGGTAAGGACGGCAAGAGCCCGACCGCCCAAGAGGTGGCTGCAGCACTGCCCGCACCGGAGCGCGGGCCACAAGGTAAGGAAGGCCGCCCGGGTAAAGACGGGGCCAGCATTACCGACGTGAAGATCGAGAAGAACAACACGCTCTTTGTCTGGCTGAATGGCAAGAAAAAGCGCGCCGGAAAAATTGAAGTCCCTGTGCCCTCCGTCCCGCAGTTCGCGGCAGGAGGCGGTAGTAGGGAGTCGAGGGGGCAAGTACCCGCCGACAACTGCCAGATCGGACTATTCGACTATAACGACTTAGCGACGCAGACGACCCCGATCAACATTCCGTCGGGCCTTGTAAATGTTGACATACCGAACGACGAACAAGGGCCGTTCACAAATAAGAACTTCGCGCCAAATGGCGTGACCGATATATGGGACGCCGACGCGGGGCTGTTCGACTGGTCGCAGCTTAAACTTGGCGACATGGTGGACATACGGTTGGACTTGAGCGTAACAACGACGAGCCCGAACCAGACTATTATTGTCGAGTTGGTGCTGGCTATCGGCGGCTTTGAGTACGCGATCCCGTTTGTTCAGGCAAACGTGAAAACAGCAGGCACGTACCCGGTTAACCGATACAACGGCGCCTATATGGGCGACGACAACACATTGTTGAACGGGGCTAGATTCCGCATACGGTCCGACGCGGCGGCCACTATGGTTGTCAACGGTTGGTACTGTAAGGTGCTGGTCCGTGGGTAACTTTTTGACGGAAAGGCCGCGAGGGGGTAAGATGAAAGAATTAAAAGGGGATCACTCATGTGGTTATTAGAATCAAGTATTAAACGGGCGATTGAAAACGCCGAATCGCAGGGCTTCACGCCTAGCGCGGATCAGGAGGCACAGTTCAACGCCTCGTTGCCAGCCGGTGCGGTTGACACGTCCCGCGTTATGGCCGTCGCAGGCGGCAAAGCGCAGATCGACGTGCGCGGCGTCCTGACAAAAACGCCTAGTATTATGGCGCGCATTTTTGGCGGCGGTAACACTACCTACACCGAAATCGAAGCAGCGCTGAAGGCGGCAGACGCCGACGACAGTATTAGCGAAATTATCATGGCAGTTGACAGCCCGGGCGGCTCAGTCGACGGCCTGTTCGAGCTTATCGCAGCAATGCAAGCGGTTACGACGCCGATCAAAGCGGAAGCGACCAAGGCAGCCTCGGCAGCCTACGCGCTAGTGTCACAAGCTGACACAATCACCGCAACGGGCCCGGCGGCCCAGTTCGGCAGCATAGGGATCGTCGTTGATGCCTATGTGTCTGAAAACCGCGTATCTATTACGAGCAGCAAAGCGCCCAAGAAGCGCCCCGACCTATCAACGGAAGAGGGCCGCGCGGTTATCCGCGAAGAACTGGACGCGCTGCACGACCTATTTGTCGAATCAATCGCGGAAGGCCGCGGGGTGAGTGCCGACAATGTAAACGCTAAGTTTGGCGAGGGGGCGACCCTTTTAGCTGGCGAAGCACTTAAACGTGGTATGATTGATTCAATCACTACCAAACAAGCCACCGCCAAAACCGGCGGGAATCAACAGGAGGCTAAGTCTATGGACTTGCAAACTTTGAAGGCCCAGCACCCCGACGTTTACGCGGCGGCGGCGCAAGAAGGCCAAGATCAAGAACGTGACCGCGTAGGCGCGCACCTAACTATGGGTAAAGCGTCGGGTGACATGGAAACCGCGATCAGCGCAGTAGAAGACGGCTCAACAATGACCGCCACTCTACAAGCTAAATACATGGCTGCAGGCATGAACCGCGCAGACGTACAAGCACGACAAGACGACGACGCGGAAGCGGGCGCGGCTGACGGTGCAAACGCTAGCGACGCAGACGCCGAAGCGGCAGCGGGTGATAATATCCTCGCGAACGCTTTTGAAGCGTGCGGCGTAGAGATGGAGGGCTAACACCATGGCTAACATCGAAATCACTAACAACAAAACGCGCGGCATTGTGATCTGGGACCCAGTTCACGAAGATGCGATCGCAACTTTTGGCGGCGCGGCAACGTGGCCCGCTGGATCGGTTCTCGGCAAAGTGACCGCGACGGGTAAATATGTGCGTTTTGCCCCGGGCGCTGCCGACGGTTCGGAAGTACCGCTGGCGGTCTTGTCGCAAGACGTGGAAGCGGGCGCAGCTGGCGACGTACCAATTCGCCCAGTAATCGCGGGCCGTGTGCGTGCGGGCGACCTCGTTAACAACGTGGACGCAGCGCTAACAGGTCCACAGCTTGACCAATTGCGCGATTATTCAATTATCGCACTCGGCACAACTCAGCTCGCAGAGCTGGACAACCAATAAGGAGCCTGACTCATGGCCGTAGAAATTAAAAGAGAAGGCTGGATGCAGTTGTTCACGCAAATGCGCAGCCCTACTGGCTTTCTAAGCCGCCGCTTTACAGTGAAGCCCGGCGGCATTTACAACGGTGACAAGGTAGCGATCGACGTCCAACGCTTCGGCGAAGACGTGGCGGTAGCTATCAAGAAGTGCACCGGTCCGAACCTCAACGACATTGACGAGTTCACCACTAAAGAGTTCACGCCGCCAGCATACGGCGAAGCGTTCCCTCTTGACGTGTGCGAACTGCTCAACCGTATGGCAGGCGTTGACCCGTTCACCGCAGCTTATACGGAGTACGCGGGCCAACTCGTGGCTAAAATGGCGCAGGGTTTTATGGTCATCGACGATAAGATCCAGCGCGCTGTTGAGCTTCAAGCGTCGCAAATCTTGCAAACGGGTAAGCTAACGCTAACCAACAAGACCGGCGACACTGTGTTCGAGCTTGACTTTAAGCCGAAGGCGGCACACTTCCCAACTGTTGCGACAGCTTGGAGCGTTCCGGCGACTTGTACGCCGCTTGACGATATTAAGGCGCTAGGCGACTTGATCCGCTCAAATGGTAAAGTTAACCCTAACCGCATCACCTTCGGCGACCAAGCGTGGTCGAATTTCCTAAACTCGGATCAGGTCAAAGCGTACCTAGACAACCGCCGCTTAGAAATGGGCATGGTTGACCCGGACATGGAAGACTCGGGCGCGGTGCTACAGGGCCGCATCTGGATCGGTTCTTACGCCTACGACTTGTGGACGTACCCGGAAGAGTACAAAGACCCACAAACCGGCAACCCGATTAAGTACATCGCCGACGACAAAGTTGTGGTTGACTCAACGCGCACGCGCTTTGACATGACCTCGGCGCGCGTACCGTTACCGCTTGGCCCTGACCCTCGTGTTGAAGGCTTGCTACCGGGCCGCTTGTCGTCTCGTTCTGACAGCTTTGACGTGACGCCGAACGTGTACCCAACGCCGAACGGCAAGCAGATCATGGGTGAACTTGAAAGCCGCCCACTGTTGGTGCCTGTTCAGATCGACGGCTTCGGCTGTCTTGACGTTGAGCCGTAACCAGTAACCCACGGCGGCCTTCGGGTCGCCGTAGTCTTTAAGGAGACAGGACGATGGCAAGTAACAAAGAACTAACCGCGGAAGCGGCAGAACTGGCGGAAGAGTTAGGCATCGAAATAACCACCGACGGTATGAACAATAAAGCGCTTAGCGCGTTGGTCTCAGACCTGAAAGCTAAGAAGAAGGACGCAGAATTGCAAACGCAAGCGGACGAGCCAGCGGAAGCGGACGAGCCAGCGGAAGCGGACGAAGAAGACGGCCGAGCGCCGGGCTACTACGTTGCGGACGGCAAGGCGGTAACGTCTAAGATCGGCATTTTGGCAAATAGTCGCGCGGTAGAGGCTAAGCACTTCGTGGACGGCCAGAAGACGCTCGACAGCTTAGTCAAGCGCGGCGTATGCGTTAGGGTCGGCTAATGGACTTGCACCAGCTAGCCGAAGCGGATCTGGCTTTCACTCTTGAGGGTGACGGCCAAACCGTAACACTAACGGACCCGACAGGGACAAGCGCCGATTTTCAGGCCATTAGCAACGACATAAGCCTGCTAATTGACCCGGAGACCGGCGTGCCTGTTAGTGGGCGCAACGCCAACGTAGCGCTACGGATCGCAAGCATACGCGCCGCCGGTTTTCTATTGCCGAAAGGCATAGAGGACGGGGCCGAGGTGCCTTGGGTCGTGGACTACACAACAGTGAACAGCGACACGATCACGGCTAAGGTCATGGCGTCAAACCCAGACCGCGCGATCGGGCTTATCACACTACGGCTGGAGCTGGTGTTATGACCGCACTTATCCAAAATTTGATCGACAAGCAGGACACCTTCGAGATCGTGCGCGATAAAGTCGCGTTAATACTCGCCGAAGAGTCAGCACAGCAACAACAGCTGGCTATTGACGAGGGGAAGGACCCCGCCTTGTGGAAGTTGCGCGTCTTCACCGAGCGCACCAACCCGTGGGAGTTCTTGAGAACTGACGACGGAAAAGCACCAACAGACCGCGCGCCGGTCATTTGTGTGTGGTACGATAGTTCTAACCTCGACCAGCGCGCTTCTCAAACCATTGACCGCCAGCAAATGGAAGCAACGATCAACCTTGACGTTTACGGCATAGGAACGACCGAGATTCTAGCAGGCGGCGCAGGGCATACACCCGGCGACCAAATGGCAGCGGAAGAAGCGCAACGCGGGGCGCGATTAGTGCGCAATATCTTGATGGCCGACAGCTACGTAACCCTAGGCATTAGCCGGGCGCTCGGGCTCATAGGCCAGCGACATATCAGCACGATCCAAACATTCCAGCCGGAATTTGCCAACCAGAACGCGCGGCAACTGGCAGGACTGCGGCTGGCGTTACAGGTGAAACTGTCAGAACTCGGCCCGCAAACTCCGGCGGTAATACTCGAAGAGTTGAGCGCCATAGTACGCGACGAGAACGGCGAGATCCTAATCGACGCTTTATATGAACCAACGCCATAGGAGGAACAGACCATGGCATTAAGCACAGCAGTTGACCTTTCCGCAGTCGCGCGAGTGGTCGGCATTAAAACGGAGTTCGTGAACCTCCGCGGCGGTAATGTGGTGAACCTACCACAACGGATCGCGGTGTTCGGGCAGGGCAATAGCGCTGCGACGTACTCAGAAGCGAAAACCCGCGTAACAAGCGCCACCCAAGCGGCGGAGCTTTACGGGTTCGGTTCACCTATCCACCTAGCGGTGCAGCAGTTGTTGCCAGCTAATGGCGACGGCGTGGGCACTATCCCTGTTACGGTTTACCCGTTAGTTGACGGCGTAGCGGCGATCACTGCAGCGGGCGATATTACACCAAGCGGCACGGCCACTAAGGCGGGCGCGGCGCGTGTAATCGTCAACAACAAGCAGTCGCAAGCCTTCGGCATTGAAGTAGGCGACACCGTGGCACAGCTAACCGCTAAGATTGAGACCGCTATCAATGCGATCTTAGACTTGCCGGTAATCGCTACCGACAATACAACGGACGTAGGTATTGCGGCGAAGTGGGCGGGGCCTTCTGGCAACGACCTGAACATTTCGATCGAAGGCGGCGAAGACACCGGGATCACTTTTGCATTCACTCAGCCGACAGGCGGAGCGGTTAACCCGGATATTGACGACGCGCTTTCGCGTATCGGCGAAGTGTGGGAAACGCTGATCCTGAACTGTCTAAACATTGCCGACACTGACATTCTGGACAAGTTCCAGACCGAAGGCGAAGGCCGCTGGGGCCCGTTACGCCGTAAGCCTTATATGTGCTTCACGGGTAACACCGAAGCGGACGTGGCCACGGCGATCACCGTTCCAGACTCACGCAAAACCGACCGCATTAACGCCCAGTTAGTCGCGCCGGGTTCGCTTGATCTGCCTTTCGTCGTAGCAGCTCGCCAGCTGTCACGCATTGCGCCACTTGCTCAAAACAACCCGCCGCACGACTACGGCAGCCGCACAGCGGACGGCCTGACACCGGGCAGCGACGCGGAGCAGTGGAACTACTTACAGCGCGACCAAGCGGTCAAGGGCGGCAGCTCAACGATCGAAGTGAAGGACGGCGTTGTGAACCTGTCGGATATTGTGACTTTTTACCACCCGAGCGGAGACCCTACCCCGGCTTACCGCTACGTCGTGGATATTGTGAAAATCACTAATATTCTGTTTAATTTGGATCTGACGTTTGCCAACCCTGAGTGGGACGGCGCGCCGTTAATTCCAGACGAGCAGGCGACCACCAACCGCACGGCCAAAAAGCCGAAGATGGCAGTCGCAGCCGTTGCCGCACTTATTGACCAGCTGGCGCTGGGCGCTTTCATTAGCGACCCGGACTTTGCCAAGAACAACACGCTGGCGGCAATTAACGACCAGAACCCTAAACGCTTAGACGTTGCCACAACAATGAAGATCAGCGGAAATACTAATATTATTTCGGTCGACTTCAACTGGGGCTTCTTCTTTGGCACAACCCCAACAGTATAAGGAGGGCTAAGTTATGCCAGCAATTGCAGGCTCTATGGAGTCAATCACTATAGACGGCCGCTCCTTCGCAGTGACCGCAGACGCGGACACAGCCCGAAAGTTGGGCGGCTTTGAGAACGAGGTGCAGAGCAACGGAGACGGCACAGCCCGCACCGTGAAAACTCGCGTGCCTTGGTCACTGACCGGCGTTGTTATCGAAATCGACGACACGGCGGGCGATCAAGAGTTCTTGCAGGCTTTGCAGAACTCTAACCGTAACGTGCCAATTACGGGCACTTACGTTAGCGGCGTTACATACCAAGGAACCGGCCAGATCGTCGGCGAGGTGGTATTTAACAACCAGTCAAGCACCGCATCGCTGGACCTATCCGGCAGCGGCGAAATGACGCCACAGTAAACAGGTTTAGCGCCGCACGGTACGTCCTGACCCACCGCCCGGTTCGCCGGGGTGCGGCGCTCTTATCAGGACAATGAGATTATGAAAAAAGTAGCAACTGAAGTCGCGGAGACTGAATTCGCGCGATGGGCGGAAGCCTTTGATATAGACACCGACACGGCCGACCTAGACGACGAAGAGTTGAAAGCGTTTGAAGCGTTTAGTTCTAAATTCATCAAGCGCGTGGAGAGCGGAGCGCTAACCGTGGACGAGGACGGCGTGTTGTTCTTTGCACCTCGTGGGGACGACGGCGACCGACTACGGTTCGACGAACCGACGGGGGCTTTACTGTCCTCGCGCCAGAAAAACGACACGGACGTGCAAGCGGCCCGCCGAGCGCTCGGCGCGTGGGCAGGCGTAGAACCGAAGCGCTTCGCGGATATGAAGCTGCGCGATTTTAACTTCTGCTCGGAGTTGCTGGCTTTTTTCGGCAATTCGTGACCGTCAAACTGGTGCGCGGGGGCGGTTCGTTCCGCTGCCGCGGAGTTACCGCCGCACAGACCGCAATGTTTCAAATTATGCGGGACTATGCGGGACTTCCTGACGTTCGCGTGCTAAAATTAAGCGGAATTCTTTTTTACTATGACGGGCTGCGCGCCGAACTAGAGCGCCGAACAGCACCGCGGGGCTAAGGCATGGCGACGAAGTTTGCAGTTGAAACGGTATTTAAAGCGGTCGACAAAGTGTCGGGGCCGCTAACTCGCATGACGTCTCGCGTGAACCGCTTCGCAGATCAGACAGAACGCAGCCTCGGCCGCGCTAACAAAACACTAAACGCCGCCAGCGACACAGTTGGCAGGGGCGTGAAAGCGACCACAGTCGCCGCCACAGCAAGCGCCGCCGCATTCGCAAAGATGACGAACGTCGGTGCGGACTTCGAGCAACAGATCACCAACGCCGCCGCTAAGTTCCCCGGAGAGATCCGAAGGGGCACGGAAGCATTCACGCAGTTAGAAAACAAAGCGCGAGAAGTAGGGGCGACGACCGAGTTCTCAGCCTCACAAGCCGCGGGCGCTATTGACTTCTTAGCGATGGCGGGATTCGACGCGCAACAATCAATCGGCGCACTTCCGCGAATTGTAGACCTAGCCACCGCCGCGAACCTAGACCTAGCCACCGCGTCCGACATTGCGTCCGATGCGTTAGGTCAGTTCAACATGACGAGCGAAGACTCAGAGCAACAGACGAGGAACCTAGCGCGCATCATGGACGTTATGGTCAAGACCGCAACAACAGCGAACACCACCGTCGACGGCCTCTTCGAGACGTATAAGCAGGCGGCCCCTGTTGCTACGGCAGCGGGACAGTCAATCGAGACACTTAACGCATTAACGGGCACGCTAGCGAATTCAGGCATAAAAGCCTCGCAGGCAGGCACGACGCTGCGGGCGGTGTTCGGCCGTTTACAAGCGCCGACCGGAGAAGCGGCGAAGGTCATTGACCGCCTCGGGATCCAAACGAGGGACAGCGCGGGCGACATGCTAGACGTGATTGACGTACTGGGCCAAATGGGCGCGAAGTTGGACGGCTTCGGGACGAGTCAGCGGGCGGAGATATTGAAAAAGGTATTCGGCGAGGAGCCTATCGCGGGCGTTAACATATTACTGGCCGCCGGGGCGAAAGAACTAGACGCGTACCGCAAACAGCTAGAGGGCGCAGCGGGAAGCAGTAGCAAACTAGCGTCGATTATTAGAGACACTACGTCCGCAGATTTAAAAGGCATGTCGTCGGCATTGGAAGGCGTCACGCTCACGCTATTCGATTTTAATAAGGTGGCGATCCGTGAGGGCATCCAGGGCGTTACGGGGTGGCTAAGGACAGTCAACGACGCGCTGCAAGGCAATCGCGCACTCGGCGAGTCACTCGGCAAAGACGTGTTCAACGCGGTCGTGAGCCTGGCTAAAGTTATCGGGATCCTCATCACGGCCACGGTTGCGCTAAAGGTCGCCAGCATTGCGACGTCCACGGCTCTCGTTGCGCTTAAAGTGGCAACGGTTACGCTCAAGATAGCGACCGTCGCACTAACGCCCGTAATCTGGCTACTGAGCGCAGCGTTTAAAGCGCTCAGAATAGCAGCAATCGCGACCACCGTTGCGACAGTTGCGTGGGCTGCGATAATGTCCGCGGCGGCGCCCGTATTGGCAACGTTACGCGCTGCGGTTCTCGCATTCAATATCGTACTAGCGGCTAACCCAATCGGCGCGGTAGTCGTAGCCGTTGGCACACTAGTTGCGGCAGCGGGACTGCTAATCGCCAACTGGGACAGCGTGGCGGACTTCTTCGTCGGAATATGGGATAGCGTGGGCAGCGCGTTCTCGACGGCTGTCGACAGCATAATGACCGTCGTCAGCCCGTTCCTGGAGGTAGCCGGCAGCGTTCAAAGCATTTGGGAGAAACTGACGGGTGTTTTCGACGAGCCATTGAAACCGACCGTCGAACCGATCCAAGCGCCTGAGGTTCCGGGCTCAGTCATTCCGGTGAACTTTGAGCAACCGTCATCGATCCAAGCGCCTGAGGTTCCGGGCTCAGTCATTCCGGTGAACTTTGAGCAACCGTCATCGATCCAAGCGCCTGGCGTCGACCCAGGGGCGAACGTCATAAGCCCTCAAGAGGACATAGTAAGATCGATAAGCGAGCGCCGCGACACCGCCGAAATCACGTTACGTAACGAGACTGGATCGACCGCGGAAGTGAGCAAGCGCAGCGGCGTCGCAGATATCAAAATAATCAACTCGGGAGGCTTTTAATGCCTTGGCAAGATAGGATACGGGAGGCGGCGTATAGGTCGCCCAACGGCACGCGAACAGTATTTCTATTTCAAAACGTGTCCAGAACTGCGGAGAAAAAGACCAGCTCTTTCGACTTCCCCGACGCGGACGGAACACTAGTCCAGGACCTCGGGCGGAAGGGCCGACGGTACCCACTGCGTATATTCTTCGCGGGTGACGATCACGACATAGAGGCCGATGCCTTCGAGGAGGCGTTACTCGAGCGCGGCGCCGGGGTCCTAGAGCACCCACGGTACGGCCAGGTTGACGTCGTGCCTTTCGGCGAAATAACGCAGCGTGACGACCTGAAAACTGCAGCTAACCAGACGATCATCGAGGTGGTGTTCTGGGCGACTATCGGCACGGCGTACCCGACCGGCCAGACGGATGGCGCCCTCGAAGCGCTAGCCGCCGTTGACGACTACACGGCCGCAGCAGCCGAGTCGCTAGAGGAGGCCGTGCAGGCAAAGACAAAACTCGAGGAGGTCACGTTCCGCGATCAGTGGGAGGGGTTCCTAGATAACGTAGAAAGCGCCATGCAGGAAGTGGCCGACGCCCAAGAAGACATCACGCGCCAATTCAACGACATTAACGACAGTATTAACCGCGGGCTGGACGTCCTCGTCGGGGACCCGTTAACGCTAGCGTCCCAGACGCTGGCGCTGATCAAAGCGCCCGCCAGGGCTTTAGCGCTGATTGAGGCAAGGTTGGAAGCCTATGGGAACTTAGCGACCAGCATCGTTAGCGGGTCGTCTACGCGTATCGGGACAGCGCCTGAAGGAGAGTCGCGAACGGTACAACCGACGAACGATAATCGCGCAGCTAACGAGGTCGCGTCGCGCAGCGTATTCGCGCAAGGTGCTGTCGCCGGGTCGGTCACTGCGACGATGGCAGCGGCACAGAACTCGGAAAGCTTCACCCCAGGCACACCTTCTGCCGCTACCGCAGCCGCAGCGCCTGCCGCAACAGTCGGCGCGCCGAGCGGATCTAGCCTCGGAGGGTTCGATACGCAGCCCCAAGCTATCGCCGCAGCGGAGACCGTATTGGCGCAGCTTGAGCAGGTCACGGCGTGGTCAGACAACAACTACCGGGCGCTAGAAGAGGCGGCAACAGGCGGCACGTCCGTTGTCCAGACACGCCCAGCAGTCGACACCGGGGGCGCATACCAGCAATTGCAAAAAGCCGTTGCTATAGCAGCGGGGGTCCTTGTTGAACTGGCATTCAACTTGCGGAAAGAACGCCGCATAGTGTTAGACAAGCCCCGTTCGATAGTCGATTTTGTGGCGGAGTACTACGGCAACGTCGACGAGAGTTTAGATTTTTTCATTAACACTAACGACCTGACCGGCTCCGAGATACTAGAGCTGCCGAAAGGGCGCACGGTGGTCGTGTATGGCTAGTATCGTAACCAGAAAGGGCGACACGTTCGATCTGCTCGCCCGAAGGGCATACGGCGACGACAAACAGTCGACGCTACTCCGGTCCGCGAATCCAGGGGCCGTCGAGCCCTTCGAAGCGGGGGTCGCGCTGACTGTGCCAGGGCAGCCCGGCGCCCCCCAAACAGCGCCCCCCAAAACGCAAGCCGACAACCTTAACGAATTGGCGCTTTTGATAAACGGCCAGCGGTTCCGGTACTGGACCGACGTTAGCATCAAACGCTCAATCGACAGTATGGACACGCTCAGCCTCTCAGCGCCGTTTGACCCGGGCGACCGCTTCTTCCGCGCTACGTTCAAGCCGTTCTCGTTCCTGCCGGTCAGTGTGAACGTCGGCGGCTCCCCGCTATTCGCAGGCACTATGCTGACAGTCGACCCCGACGTAGGGGCGGAAAGCCGTACAGTGTCGGCGGGCTGCTACTCGTCGCCCGCAGTCCTCGGGGACTGCACTGCGCCCGCGAGCGCGTACCCCCTCGAGTGGAACGACGTGGGGCTCCGAATTATAGCGACCGCAGTCGCAGCGCCCTTCGGCGTCCCTGTCGTTTTCGATGCGGACGAAGGGGCGGTTTTTAAGCGCGTGGCACTCAAGCCCGGCGAAAAGATACTGCCGTTCCTGGTTAAACTGGCGCAGCAACGCGGGCTGCTAGTCAGTAGCACGGAGCAGGGCGCGCTATCGTTTAAAAAGTCGACACGCGCGGGCCGGCCAGTTGCCAGACTAGTCGAGGGGGCTTCGCCACTCGTGGACGTTTCCCCGACGTTCAACCCTCAAGAGTACTATAGTGAGATAACAGGCATTGAGCCGGTGCTGATCGGGTTGAAAGGGGGCCAAACGACGGTGCGGAATCCGCGCCTTAGGACGTCCGTCCGCCCCTTTACTTTCGAGGCTTCGGACACAATTAACGCAGATTTAAACGCAGCTTGCCAGGCCAAAGCGGCCCGCATGTTCGCCAACACTGTGCATTACGCCTGCACCGTGGCGACTTGGCGTGACTCGTCCGGGCGCTTGTGGGAACCTAACACGTTGGTGTCACTCGATGCGCCGGGTGCGATGGTGTACGGCGCCTACGAGTTCTTAGTGCGCTCCGTGACGCTCACCCGGACAAGTGACGGCGGCGACGTGGCGACATTAGGCTTAACCATACCCGGCGCGTTTAATAGCGAACTACCCGACCGTCTACCGTGGGGCGAGGGGCTCATATGATTACGAGATTATTGTCATTTCTTCGCGCAGACCGCGACGGCGTCAAAGCGCCCGACGTTAAAGTCGACACGGGGGGCGGCGCGAATATCACCGCAGAACATTTTGCACCGCCCGGCGATGACTCGCACCCTCTCCCCGACGACTACGTCCTTAGTACAGGGGCCTCCGGCACAGGGCGCGCCTCCGTCGCTGGGTACTTCGATCCGGTCAACGAGGGGCGGAGCGCCGAGGGCGAACGCCGAGCGTACTCTCGCGAACCGAGCGAAGAGGGCGGCAAGCGCGTAATAGCAGAGCACTGGCTCAAAAACGATGGGTCGGTGGTGACTACGAGCTACGTCCTCGAGGGGGATACGATCCGCAAAATGTCGGAAGTGACACAAAACTCAAGCGGGGAGGTCCTGACAGAAATATTCGACGACCAGGGCGTCGTTAAAGCCCGTACGCGGCTGCAGAACGACGGGACGCTACTTTCGGAGAACGAAGAGGCCAACACAACGATGGCGCCGGACGGGGCGGTCAGCACCACAAACGCCGAGGGGTCGGTCGTCCTAAACGCGGACGGGTCCATCGAATTGAAAAACGGCAACGGCTCGGTTAAACTAAACGTTAACGGGTCCTGCGTGATCACAACGCCCCATGGGTCGAACACTTTCGCGACTAGCGGGGCCGTTAATTTTAGCGCCGGTGCGACAGTGACCGCCGCCGGCGACGTAATAACAGCACTCGGGATTAGCCTTGATAAGCACACGCATATCGGCAACTTGGGCGCCAACACTTCGATACCTGTGCCATGAGTTTAGACTTTGCGGCTTGCGCCGCTGCGATAAATGACCGATACCAGAACGCTATCACATTCCCGCGGACGGGGGACTACCCTTCGGAGTTCGCGGGTGCCTACGAAGATTATGCGAAAGCGGGCGTCGTGAATGGCGCGGTGAACTCAGGAGGGGCGTTTGCGATAATCGAAAGCGCCCTGAGGCGAGCACCTCTTACGCCGGAAGAGCTGGGCACAGCCTTCGCGGAATACTGGGCTACGATAGCACTGGCGCCTGAACCGCCTAATCTGTCCGTGACTAATAACGCGGTAGCCGTGACGCCGGCTTTCATAGAAGCGGTGCGCAAATCGATACGCGATACGCGCAGCGTCCCGTTCTTCGAGGAGTTTATCGAGAATGTAGAGGCTGCGGCCAAAACGATTACGTGGGTTATCGTCCCGCCACCGCCTAACCCACCTTTTACGAGCGGAGTTTCGTAATGACCGACGTTTTACTATTCCAGACGAACGACAACGGCGAAGTAGAGATCGAGAGCGGCCTCGTAACCTTGACGCCGGGCCTTGATACGGCCGCTTACCTGTCGCTATTCGGCGGTAATTGGAAGGACGACGGGAGCCAGAACAACCGCCAAACGTGGTGGGGCAATCTCGGAGAACAGGACCCGTCGCGGAGATACCGCAGCGAAACGCAATACCTACTCGGCACGATACCAGCCACCAGCCGCAATTTGCGACGGGTTGAAGATGCGGCCGCCCGCGATCTGCAATGGCTGCTAGACGAGTCGATCGCCAGCTCTTTGACCGTTTCTGCTAGCCTTATCGGCCTCAATCGTGTAAAAATAGAAATCACTATACGCGCGGAAGGCGACGAGGCGCAGTTCGACTATACTGAAAACTGGAGGGCGAGCACCTAATGGCGACACAAACACCAACCACCGAAGAACTAAGCGCAAGCATTGTCGGCGCTATTGAGTCGCAGATAGGGCAAACCGTACCGCTACTGCCGAAGGCTTTTATTCGCGTACTCGCTAAAGTCCTGGCCGCGACGTTCATAACACTGTACAAGTACGTTGGCTTTATGGGCCTTCAACTATTCGTCATATCTGCTAGCGGCTCTCCTACCGTGATCAACGGCAAGACAGTGACGCCGTTAGTTGAGTGGGGGCGTCTCATCGGCCTCGGTGATCCACTACCCGCCACACCCGCAGAATTAGAAATCGAGATCACGGTCGAGAATCAAATCGGCACTTTACCTAGCGGCTCACAATTAGTGGGAGAGGCGAACGGCATTACGTACTTAACGCTCGGGCCGGTGCTGTTAGACGCACCGACGGTGGCGGTGGCGGTTCGCGCTTCCGCGGACCCGAACGGATCTGGCGGCGTCGGAGAGATAGGCAACCTCGAGGCGGGCGCCGTGTTGAATTTCGCCAACCCCCTAGCGAACGTGAACAGGCAGACGACCGTCGTGCAACAAACTGCCACGGGCGCCGATGCGGAGACCACAGAAGAATACCGGCAGCGCGTTATCGACCGTTTTCAGCGTAAGCCGCAGGGCGGCGCATATGCTGACTATGCGACTTGGGGCGAGGGGGTGGCGGGCATCTCTAACGTATACCCGTACACGGGGGCGCCGGGGGAGGTCGACGTGTACGCCGAGAGCGAGACAGAAGTCGACGGG